CTGATGGTGAACTTATTGGCTTAACATATCAAAGAGAACAAGAAGTTACAGCTTGGCATAGACATATTTTTGGTGGCATTGTAAATATACCTACTATTACAGTTACAGATTATGCTAACATTGTAACAGGAACAAGAATTGTTTTTCAAAAATCAGATGGTACATTAGTTACTTTTACTTCAACAACTGGAACAGCTTCTGCTCAAGAATTTAAAACAGAAACAAGTAATAATGCTTCAGCTGCAAATTTAAACGCATCTATTAATACTGCTAATACTGCATCAGGTACAGGTATTACATCTACTGTAGCATCTAATGTTTTAACTATAACAGAAGTTACGCCAACAGGATTAGCTTATTTAGTTATTAAAAGTTTTGACACAACAAGATTAACTGCTGTTAGTCAAACTAAAGCTGAATGTGAAAGTGTAGCAGTTATACCTACAGATGATTCTGAATACCAAACATGGGTTATTGTTAAAAGAACTGTTAATGGTATTACAAGAAGATATGTAGAATATATTAATACATTTGATTTTACAGAAACAGATAACACAACATTTAATTTTTTAGATAGCTCTTTAAGTTATAGTGGTGCAGCAGTTACAACTATATCAGGACTAGATCATTTAGAAGGTCAAACAGTTCATGTATTAGCTAATGGTGCAACTCACCCTACTAAAATTGTATCTTCTGGTGCAATTACATTAGATAGAGCATCAACTAGTGTTAAAGTTGGTTTAGGTTATAACTCAATATTACAAACAATGAGAATAGATGCTGGTTCTCAAAACGGAACATCACAAGCTAAAACAAAAAGAATATATGAAATCACTATAAGACTTTATGAATCTATTGGAGTTGAAGTAGGAGAAAATTTAAACAACATGGAACGAATACCATTTAGAACATCTTTTGATGTTATGGATCAAGGATTGCCACCTTTTAACGGAGATAAAACTGTAGAATTTAGAGGAAACTATGATACAGACGGATTTATATTTGTTAGACAAACTCAACCTTTACCTTTAACTATTTTATCTTTATACCCAGACTTACAAACTAATGACTAAAAATTTATTACAAATTATTCCCTATCTTGCAACTCATGGTAAAATTATTCTTGCTAGTCAAATGAATCATGTACTTATGGATCAAGATGCACAATACGATGGAGATGCTAAACAATTAGAACAAAACAATTTAGCTTACACTTGTATTATTAACGATGAGCCTATTGCTTCAGCAGGTATGAAAATTATTTGGAATGGTGTGGCAGAAGGTTGGGTTCTAGCAACTGCTAAAGTTTGGGATCACCCTCTAGTTATTGCCAGAGCAATTAAAAAAAATTTTGCAAGACTAGCAAAAGAAAATAATATAAAAAGAGTACAAACAGCTGTAAGAGCTGACTTTAAAATAGGTTTAAAGTTTGCTTCATGGCTTGGTTTACAAAACGAAGGATTGATGAAACATTATGGTTTTGATGGTTCAGATCACTTCAGATATGCGAGGATTTTTTAAATGAGTTTTATTGCAGCAGCCGCTAAAACAGCAGCACCTTATATCAAAACAGCATCACCTTATATTACAGCAGGTAGTGCTATTATGGGTATTCAACAAGCTGGAGCTATAGGTAAATATAATCAATCTGTTGCTAATCGTACTGCCGATATTAAAACACAAAACAATCAAATTTTAGATAGTAAACTTGATTTAGATTTAGCTAGTTTTCAAAAACAATTAGATCAATTAATATCAGCACAAAAAGTTGCAACTGTTAGTTCAGGAGCTGTTATTGGATCTGGCACAGCAAATAACATAAGAATTTCTACTTTATATAATGCTGAAACTGACAAAGAAATTTCAAAATATAATACTGAAATAGCTAAAGCTAGAAATATAGAGGAAGCAGATTTGTCTCGTATAAGAGGTACATTAGCAAGAGAAAGAGCAAAAATGGAACAAATTAAAATAGTTAGTGATGTTGGAACATCATTGTTAAGAATGAACGGATAATTATGAAAATACCAACATACAAATCTCAAGCTCAAATGACAACACAAAGTCCAAATGTTGAAAGTAATATTCAAATTGATCCATCACAAAATATTTATAGAGCAACAAAATCAATAACAAATTTTTTAACAGACGAGTATATTAAAGAAGCTAAATTAGAAGCAGATAATAAAGCTACACTAGCTTTAAATGAATTATTTATTAATCAAAGCGATGGAACAAAAGGTTTATATAGTATTCAAGCAGAAACTAAAACAAACGGAAAACCTTTAGAAGCTGCTAACAATTTTGACGGAAATGTTAATAAACTTTGGGATTATGCTAAAAAAAATAAATTACAAGATTTTGATAATTTTACTAAAAAAGCATTAGAAAAAAAATTTTATGCTACATCAGGATTGTTTAAAGCAAAAGCATTAGCAGGTTCAAGACAACAACAACTTGTAGATACTAAAAAAATAACTAACGATGTAGTTTTAAAAGAAAGTTTAGCGTTAGTTTTAAATGGAGTAGAATATTTACCTATTTACAAATCAGTCATTGAAGATAGACTATCTAAAGATCCAACTATTGCCAACACAGGTGTTTACAAACAAGAATTAAATACAGCTGTAATTTTTGGAGAAACTCAATTAGCAACTAATCTATCAGAAACAGATCCCTATAAATTAAAAAATAATATTAATAAATTTAAAAATTTAACTATTGAACAAAAAAGTAAATTATTACTAGCTGCAGATTCAAAAATATTACAAGATAAATTTGGTGCATTAACAACAGCATTAAATTTAGCACCTGATGCTCCAGCTGATATGCTAACCAAAGCCTATAGTGAAATTAGCAAAGGAAATTTTGGTGGTAATAAAGATTTACAAAAATTATATCAAGGTTTAAGTGTTTCAGAAAAAACACAATTTTCTACTTTTTACAATAAAAAAGCTAGAACACTAAAAACTGATATGCAATTTACTACGTTAGCGTCTAATCAAATTTTTAGAATGGAAGCTGCGGCAGAAACAAAAGAAACTATAGAAGCCATGGAAAAAGAAAAAGGTGTTTACGATCAAAAAATTAATGAATTGTTTAAAAAAACTCCTATAATATTAGAACAATTTAAAACTTTAAATGAAAAAGTTATTAACAGTAAAGGTGTTAGTGCGTCTAGTTTTGATGGCAATAGTGAAATTATAAATTTAATTTTAAATGATGATATAAATTTAGTTACTGATAAATTTATTTTACCAGGCGAAAGTGGGGAAGCTAAATCTATTGTAGAGAGATATGAATCAGGAGTTAATTTGGCTGATCTTAAATTTTTATCTAATATATTAGATACACAAAATAAAGATCCTGAATTTAAAGCTACACTAAAACCATTCTTTAGTTTTATTAATGAATTTAAAGTTCCAGTAGAAGGTAGTCCTGCGTTAAAATTTATAGACGATGGCTTTGATGAAAGATTAAATAATTTTAAATATACTATGTATCAAAGATTTCTTAATGGAATTGAACAAGGTATGTCTGCAAAAAAATTAATAGATCCAGCTGATAAAAATTTTATTGGTAAAGATGTTTTAAGTTTTATGCCTAAAGCAAATGATGTATTTGCAGATATAATAAAAAAAATAAGAAAAGAAAAAACATCTGTTGATAATATTAAACAACCTCAAAAATTAGAATTAGAAACTATTTATGGTAAAAAATTAACTTATAAAGAATATACAGAAACTATTGAATATCAAAATTGGTTAAATCAAACTAAAGAAAAATAATGACTACTCTTACCCAAGATATACAGGTTATGGAAAAAGGTGGTTTTTCTAATGAAGAAATTTCAGATTTTAAAAAAAATAAAATTTTTGAAATGCAATCCGCTGGTTTTGATGAAAATGATATTTTAAAAGAATTTGGTCATGTACCTGTAAATAAAGGAAAAATTAAAAAAATTTGGGATAATGCAATTTCTTTAGGAAAAGAAGATAAAAAAAGTATTCTTCAAAAATTAGAAGATGCAGAAAATAAAGATCCTAGTATTTTTACAAAAGAAGCATGGGTAGGCAAAGAATTAGATAATGTTGCTGAAAGATGGAATAGACATTATAATATGGGTATTATTGATCTTGCTCAAAATTATCATCAACTTCCAGGAAATGATGGCACAGGTTTACCACAAGGTTATGATGCTGAACCTTTTGCAGACACAGGTATTG